CAAAACGGCCATTGCCAAAGCTAAGGCCGAAGCGGAAGCTGCCGTAATGGTTTCAGCAGCGACATCGACTGCCGAGTGGGAAAAGTTGATGGCCAAGGGTAGTCAGAATTCGTGGAAAGACGAATGGCTTACTATTTTGTTCAGTATCCCACTTATATTAGCCTTCTGTGGTGATTGGGGCAGACAAATTGTGGCAGAGGGCTTTGCGGCTTTGGAGGCCATGCCCGAGTATTATCAATATACCTTGGGCGTCATTGTAAGCGCCAGCTTCGCGGTAAGGTCAGCGACGAAGTTTTTTGGTAAAAAATAATGGATGCTCTTAATCTTGCAGAGTATCTGCTGAAGGACATACGTCAGCAGAAAGCGGACATGACGCAACGGCTGGCGGATGGTGCGGTAGAAACCATTCAGGACTACCGGTTCATAGTGGGGCAAATACGCGGACTGACCCAGTGTGAGGATCTTATTAGAGCCGCGATGAAGGGTGTAGAGTTAGAAGATGGCTAAAAAGCTATTTGTTCCCGAAAGGATGACGAAGCCAAAAGATGAAATGCCTCCCGCTATTGAGAAGGCTTTCGATCAACATGATGAAGACACGAAGAACAATGAAGACCCATCAAAGATGGAAGCTTCCGCGTTAGAGCGTCTTCCGCAACCTGTAGGTTATCGTCTCCTTGTCATTCCATACTACATGAAGGCCAAGACCGCTTCTGGAGTTTATATTCCAGATAAAGTGCGTGAGCGTGAGAGTTTCGCAACTGTTGCGGCTTACGTCGTTAAGGTTGGCCCAGACGCATACAAAGATGCCCAAAAATTCCCAACAGGACCGTGGTGTGAGCAGGGTTCTTGGGTTTTAATGGGAAGATATGCTGGAAATAGGTTCAAAGTGGATGGTTTAGAGGTCCGCCTCATAAATGACGATAACATTATCGCTACTATCCTTGACCCTGCTGATATTTCATATGTATAGTGTGGAGCATGATGATGAACGAAGAAAATCAACAGCCAGAAGCTGAAGAGCAAACCGTTTCCGTAGAATTTGAAGAGCAGGACGGCGAAGTTAAAGCCGAAGCTCAAGATTCTGAAGAAACAGGAACAATTGTTCGTGATGACTCTGATGACAACTCTGAGGAGTTGGAAAATTACAGTGAAAACGTTCAAAAACGCATCAATCAGCTAACCGCAAAACGTAAGCAGGCCATGGAAGAGGCCGAGGCTGCGTACAATTATGCGGAGCAGATGAAAGCTAAGAATGAAGAGATGCGTCAGCGTCTTGAGGATCTGGATAAGGGTTACATCAATGAGTATGGCTCTCGTGTCGAGACACAAGAGGCCGCTGTCAAAAAGGTTCTGACAGAAGCGATTGATGCCGGTGACTCAGAAAAAATTGCAGAGGCCAACGCCGCTCTTGCACAAGTTGCCATCGAAAAAGAGAGGCTGCGCATTCAAAAGGCTCGTTCAGAGCAACAGGCGCAAGTGCAAGAAGAGCAGCCACAGCAGCCGACACAGCCTCAACGCCCTCAAGAGCTTGATCCAAAACTCAAGGATTGGATGAGTAGAAATCCATGGTTCGACAATGATGATGCTCTGACAGGAGCCGCACGAGCAATTCATATGCGAATTGTTGGCGAAGAGGGCTTTGATCCTTCTACTGATGAATATTACGCAGAGATTGACAAGCGGATGAGTCCGCTTCTTGACAGATCACAGGCTAACAAGCGAGTCGCCCAAGCTGTTACGCCTGCGTCCAATGGACGGTCAGCTACCAAAAAGGGCGGAAAAACGACTGTGGAGTTGACTCCCGGTCAAGTTGCTTTTGCAAAGAAGATGAAAATACCTCTTGAGCAGTACGCAAAAGAGGTAGCTAGGCTCGAAAAACAGAGGAGCGCCTAATGACCAATCGTGCAAGCCGGGATTCGCAAACCCGTGAAAAAGAAATGCGTAACGCCGATTGGAGGCCACCTTCTGCACTCGACGCACCCGAGGCTCCTGTAGGGTATAAACACAGGTGGATTCGAGAGTCGGTCATGGAATACGATGACCGGAACAACATTCACAAGCGTCGTCGTGAAGGATACGAACTGGTTCGTGCTGAAGAGTATCCTGACTTTGATGCGCCTGTGATTGATGAAGGCAAAAACGCTGGCGTGATTGGCGTTGGGGGTCTTCTTCTCGCAAGAATCCCAGAAGAAATTGCGGATCAACGTAACTCTCACTATCAGAGCGTTACGCAAAACCAGATGGAAGCTGTGGATCGTGATTGGATGCGTGAATCCAATGCTGCGATGCCAAAGCTAAAACCGCAACGTTCTACCTCTGTGTCCTTTGGTGGGCCGAAGGTAGCTGATAACTAGGAGCAAAAAAGATGGCAAATAAAGATGCCCCTTTTGGCCTGCGCCTTTATAGGTCAGGTTCCGGCTCTTCCCTTGCAAACATGCAGAATAAGTACCGCATTGCCAATAACTACGGCACCGCGATCTTCCAAGGTGATATGGTTCAGGCCGTCACCGGAGGTGGTGTCGAGCGTTATGCTGATGGTGGATCCGGTTTCATTCTAGGTGTTTTCAACGGATGCCGTTTCACTGATCCGACCACCGGTAAGGAGACTTTCTCCAACCATTACCCTGCATCTACGGCTGCGGCTGACATTGAGGCTTTCATCATTGATTCGCCTCATGCCGTTTTCGAGATTCAGGCTGATGCAGCTATGCCGGTAGCGGATCTCTTCGGAAACTTTGACATCTTCGACAACTCTCCGGTTGGAGATACCTCTTCTGGTATTTCTCGCTGTGAGCTTGATGTCGGAACTGGTGCGACGACTGCGACGCTCCCTCTCAAGGCGATTGATATTTCGACCGACCCTGAGAATAGCGACGTTAGCTCCGCCAACACCAATGTCATCGTTATGATCAACAACCACTTGTTCTCTGCTGGAACAACTGGTCTGGCATAAGGAGGCTGACTGATGGCTATTTCTCGCGCCCAACTAGCGAAAGAGCTAGAACCCGGCCTCAACGTTCTATTCGGAATGGAATATGATCGTTACGATGCCGAGCATGCTGAAATCTACGAGACTGAAACTTCTGATCGTGCATTCGAGGAAGAAGTGATGTTGGTCGGTTTTGGCAACGCGCAGACGAAAGCTGAAGGTGCTGGAGTACAATTCGACTCCGCGTCAGAGGCATTCACTGCTCGTTACACCCACGAAACCGTCACGCTTGCTTTCGCGCTGACGGAAGAGGCTTTGGAAGACAATTTGTACGACCGTCTTGGCGCTCGTTACACTCGTGCGCTTGCACGTTCCATGGCCCACACTAAGCAGGTGAAAGCCGCTGCAACGCTGAACAATGCGTTCGATAGCAGCTTTACTGGTGGCGATGGCAAAGAGCTTTGCGCTACCGATCACCCGCTTGCTGGTGGTGGTACTTTCCGCAATGAACCCTCTGTGGCTGCTGATCTCAACGAGACATCGTTGGAGAATGCCCTTATCGACATTTCTACTTTTGTCGATGAGCGCAATCTGATCATTGCTCTTCGTGGCATGAAACTGATCATTCCGCCGCAGCTTCAGTTTATTGCTGATCGTCTGCTTGAATCGACTCTCCGCGTTGGCACTTCGGACAACGATGTGAACGCACTTCGGAACATGGGAATGCTGCCTGATGGTTATACCATCAACCACTTCCTGACTGATCCTGATGCGTTCTTCATCAAGACCGACGCTCCAAATGGCTTTAAGCACTTTGAGCGTTCTCCGATGGCGACCAATATGGAAGCTGACTTCGATACTGGTAATATGCGTTTCAAGGCCCGTGAGCGTTACAGCTTCGGCTTCTCTGATCCGCGTTGTGTGTTCGGTTCGCCGGGCGCATAAACCAGAACAAATGTTCGGAAAGGGGCGGCTTCTCAGCCGCCCTTTTTTTGTGTATAGTTTTTGTGTCCCTGACAGCTTCGGCTGACACTTGCCACGACAGGAGAACGAAATGGCAAACACAACCTTCCAAGGTGTTGTCCGCTCTTACGGCGGCGGCTCCAAGGGTACACACACCCCCGGTGTGATGACTCAAAGCGTTCAGATCTCTTTTGATCCGACTGAATCTTCCGCAACAAATGTTCGCATTGGCACCTCTGCATCTTCTGGTGAAACACTGGTTCTTCCGGCTGGTGCGATTCCGATTTCAATTATGACGATTGGCGGCGCTACTGGCGGAACCAACCCGACTGTTGATATTGGTACATCCGCTGATCCTGATGGCCTCTTTAATGAAGTAGATGCTGACGGGGCAGGAACCATAAAGGGTGCTGACGGCGCTCTGGCTGTTGCTGGCGGCCTCGCGGCTGATGCTACCGTCACTGGCAACGTGGGATCTTCTGCGGCCTCTGGCGGGACTTTTACAGGCATCTTGACATACGCGATGGCCAATAACGGCGTAGAGTAAGGGAGGCGTAAATGGCTGATGCCGTAACCTCCCAGACTCTTATCGACGGTGATCTTTATGCCGTGATGAAGTTTACTAACATTAGTGATGGCAGTGGCGAGTCCGCTGTCACTAAGGTCGATGTTAGTTCTTTGCAGCCTTTGGGTTCTAATACAGCTAGTCAAAAAACATGCACAGGCGTTGTCATTGAAAGGATTTGGTGGCAGTGCATTGGCATGAAGGTGCAAATTCTTTTTGACGCATCTTCAGACGCTTTCTGTATTGAGCTTGGTGAAAATCAAAGCGGCAACCACGATTACTCGTTGTTTGGTGGCTTAACGAATAACGCTGGTGGTGGAAAGACCGGCGATATTAATTTTACCACCGTTGGCCATTCTAGCGCAGATACCTACACCATCATTCTTTACATGCGTAAGGAATACAACTAATGGCTAGGCGCAAGGCAAAGATGCCGCCGCGCAACAAAAAGAATTTCCGCCCCACAAAAGCTGGGGCGGGAATGACCAAAGCTGGTGTTGCGGCTTACAGAAGGGCAAATCCCGGAAGTAAGCTCAAGACAGCGGTTACAGGTAAGGTTAAGAAGGGTAGCGCAGCCGCAAAGAGACGTAAGTCCTTTTGCGCTCGTTCTGCTGGTCAGATGAAAAAGTTTCCGAAGGCAGCGAAGAATCCTAATAGCCGTCTTCGTCAAGCTCGTAGAAGGTGGAAGTGTTAATGAAAGCCGAAGAAGTATTGAAGCTTTTAGAGAAGCATGAGGCTGAATGCAGTCAAAGGTATGGCGACATACAGGACAAGTTAAAGTCTTTGGATAGCCGTATGTGGGGCATAATGGTTCTTATCGTTGTCGCCGCAGGCTTGGAGCAGTTAATTTAATGGCTATTGGCCGTTCACAGATGAGTAGACAAGTGTCTAAGCCGCCGCAAAAAAAGCGAAAGGCTAAGAAAAAGACAAGAGATCCCAAAGTTGGCACAGGTAAAAAACCAAAAGGATCAGGACGTAGGCTCTACACTGATGAAAACCCTAGAGACACAGTTAGAATTAAATTTGCTACTCCAGCAGATGCTAGAGCGACAGTCGCAAAAGTTAAAAAAATTAAGAAGCCTTTTGCAAGAAAGATACAAATCTTGACTGTTGCAGAGCAGAGAGCCAAGGTCATGGGTAAGGATGAAGTCGTTAAAATTTTTCGCAAAGGCAAGGAGGCGATAAGAGATGGCACCAAAGGCACCAAAAAAGCCAAAGTCTAAAAGTAAGAAGTCACCAAAGCCAACAAATCCGGCTTTGTATGCGCGTGTAAAGGCCGAGGCAAAGCGAAAATTTGATGTATATCCAAGCGCTTATGCAAATGCTTGGCTCGTTCGTACCTACAAGAAACGTGGTGGTGGATATAGGTAATGAGCCTTAAAGAGTGGTTTGGAAAAGGCCCGAAGGGTGACTGGGTTGATATTGGCGCTCCTAAAAAGGACGGCAAATTCCAAGCTTGTGGCCGTAAATCCGCTAAAAAATCTAAGAGAAAATATCCTAAATGTGTGCCTCGCTCAAAGGCGAGGTCAATGTCAAAGTCGCAGATAAAAAGCGCTGTATCTAGAAAGAGGGCAAAAGCACAGGGCGTTGGCGGAAAGCCAACAAACGTAAAAACTTTTGCCAGCAAAAAGCCCAAGAAGATGGAGAATGGGGGCGCTGTAGCAGCAGAGATGCAGCCAAGGAAGCGTAAGGTTAATCGTCAGCCAAAAGACGGTATGATCGCAAGAGGGTGTGGGGCCGTCTTAGATCGTAGAAGGAAGACCACAAGATTGAGATAATTCATGTTTTCGTTCTATACGTTTTTCTGGATGGCAACAAAGTAAAGGGTGAGCCATTAAAATTTAGGTCGGTAGACGACTGCGTATATTTTGCAAAACGACTTTCGGGGCAAGGAAAGTCCATCACATCATACTGCCTCCCTGATACAGCGAGACAAGATGAGAGGGTGTATTAATGGATCCTGCCTCGGCTATGGCACTGGCCTCTGCCAGCTTCGCCACCATCAAAAAGGGCTTTGCCATCGGCAGAGATGTCGAATCCATGATGTCAGATATTGGCAGATGGATGGGCGCTTTGAGCGACCTAGATCAAGCAGAGCGCGAAGCCAAAAATCCCCCCATATTTCGCAAACTCTTTGCTGGCAAATCTGTCGAGCAGGAAGCCATGGAAGTGTTCGCCGCCAAACGAAAGGCGCAAGCCCAAAGAGATGAATTAAAACAATGGGTTAGCCTTACTCTTGGGCAGTCCGCTTGGAATGATTTGATCAAGACTGAGGCGGCAATTCGCAAACAACGCCAAGAGACTTTGTACAAGCAGCGAGAGAAGCGTCGAAAGTTTGTAGAGATTGTGGCATGGATTACTCTAATCAGTGTCGGTATCGCTGTTTTAACTTCATTCGTTTTGCTTCTTAAAGCTCATTCAGCGTCTGCCGAGCAAATGACGACTTGCCGAAAGATTAAATGTGAGCGTATGGACAAGCAAATAGTCTGCGTCTTCAAAGGCCAGAACAATACTATCGAAAGCATGTTTTTTAACCCCTACGAATTTATTCCCTCCGAATACCAGTGTAAGTATGATCCTAGTAAGCGAAAGGAGATTACTGTTCAGGAAACTCTGGAGGCTATACGAGAAAGTCAAAAATAGAGGTGGTGGTTCAAAGTGGAGAAATACATAGAGCGATGGATCATGGAGGATTTAACCCCTGTTGATCCAGATGTGGGATTTGCTCTTTGTCCTTATGCCAAAAAAGCGTGGACGGACGACAGGGTAAAGGTCGTAGTTTGTGATGGTGATCTATGGGATCGCGTTGCTGATGAATGTGTCAATTTTGACTCAAAGAACGCCATTACGGTTTGCATAGAGGAGGGGCCAGATAGAGGATATGATGAGCTAGAAGCAGCCTGCATGGCAATGAATAGCTACTTCTCAGCTACTAAACAGGATTTGTGGGTTCTTGTCTTTGAAGGAGAGGTGGCGATAATTTTCATTCAACGACTGTCTGAATTGGACGATGCTAGTCAAAAGCTAGAAAAAGTGGGATACTATGAGAATTATGAGCCTGAAGACTACATCAAGCTTATTCTAACCCGGCGAGAAAAGAGGATGCAAAATGGTCAAAAAAGCTAAGAAGATGATGGGTGGCGGGGCTGCTAAAAAAGCAGCGCGTCGTATGCGTGGCGGCGGAGCCGCTAAAAAAACTGCGCGTCGTATGCGTGGTGGTGGAGCAGCTATGGTTTCACCTCGCAAGAAGATGGCGATGGGCATGAAAAAGGGCGGCGCAGCTAAGAAGATGATGCGTGGCGGTAAGGTTAAGAAGTAATGACAACTTCTGGTTCAACGAACTTTGAGCTTGATGTAAGTGATTACATCGAAGAAGCGTTCGAGCGATGTGGCTTGGAGGTGCGTACAGGTTATGACCTGAAAACAGCGAAAAGATCGTTGAACCTTTTGTTTGCTGATTGGGCCAATCGTGGTCTTAACCAGTGGACTATTGCGCAACGCACACAAACAGTTACTGCTGACGATGCAGATTATGATCTTGGCGCAGATGTGATAGACGTTTTGTCTATGGTTGTTCGCCGCAGCACCACTGACTTTTCCATGACAAGAATTAGTCGTGATCAGTATCTTAGCATACCTAATAAAGATACTACTGGCAGGCCAACACAATTTTTTATTGATAGGCAAGTCACACCAAAAATAAAAATATGGCCTACTCCTGAAAATTCTACTGATGTTCTGCACTTTGATTGTCTGACTCGCATCGAAGACGCGGATACGTTTACAAATACTGTCGAAGTGCCATTTAGATTTTATCCATGTTTGGCTGCCGGTCTTGCTTATTACATAGCAATCAAAAAAGCTCCTGACAGAATACAGCTTTTAAAAGCTATTTATGATGAAGAGTTTGATCGCGCTCAAGCAGAGGACAGGGATAGGGCTTCTTTCAATGTTACTCCTAGTCTTCAGTATTATAGGGTAGGCTGATGCCAAGGTTTGCTACAGGCAAAGATGCCTATGGCATTTCTGATAGGTCTGGATTTCGCTATCGTCTCCGAGAGATGAGAAAAGAGTGGAATGGATCTTTAGTCGGCCCAGATGAATATGAGTCTAAACATCCGCAGTTAGAGCCTCCGAAAGTATTTCCAGATCCTGAAGCACTCAGAGACCCTCGCCCAGATACGAATAATTTAATACCCGCAGATGTTGAGTTTCCCGCTTTTGATTTGCAGTCTGTGCAATTTATCCCCCTACCATTCGCAAAAGTAGAATTGGGTAACATTTCTCTTTCCGGGGCAGTGCCAGTTCAGCCAATCAATGTAACACCTACAGGTGTATCAGCCACAGTTTCATTGGGTGCGCTAACGGTTCAAGGTAGTGTAGCAGTCACATTGACCGGAGTTTCAGCGACGGTATCTGTAACGGCTCCTACGGTAAATGTAGGAGTTACCACCTATGCGGTTACGGTGGCTTCGTATTATGGAGCGAACAAATATTATATCGACGGTGTTCGCCAAGCTACGTTGAACTTGAGCGAGGGAAGCACATACCGGTTTGATCAGTCTGATAACACTAATTCTGGACATCCTCTAAGGTTCTCCACTACTTCTAATGGCACACATGCAGGGGGCAGTGAGTACACAACAGGCGTGACAACCAACGGTGTGCCGGGTAACGCTGGAGCCTACACACAAATCACAGTGGCGGTAGGCGCGCCAACTCTATACTATTATTGCACCCAACATAGCGGAATGGGCGGCACCGCAAATACGCCGTAGGAGTAAAAAATGGCTATCACGACAGCAGTCTGCACAAGTTTCAAGAAAGAGCTTCTTGAGGGTGTTCATAACTTCGCGGGGGGAGGAGACACCTTTAAAGTTGCCTTATACACTAGCAGCGCAAGCCTTGGCGCATCCACCACGGCGTATACAACCAGTAATGAGGTGAGCGGTACTGGTTATAGTGCGGGTGGAGCCACCTTGACAGCGGTGGCCCCAACAACGAGTGGCACTACAGCTTTTGTAGATTTTAATGACGTAACATTCTCAAGCTCGACTATTACAGCGCGAGGTTGCTTGATCTACAACAGCAGTGATTCAAACAAAGCGGTTGCAGTATTCGACTTTGGATCGGACCAAGCGTCCAGTAGCTCTAACTTCACGATCACTTTCCCAACGGCAGATTCAAGTAACGCGATTGTAAGGATTGCTTGATGGCTTTTACCTACGCGCAGTTGAAAACAGCGATTCAAGACTACACGGAGAACACTGAAACGTCCTTTGTGACGAATCTGCCTGTGTTCATCCGTGCAGCCGAAGATCGCATCTTCAAGCTGGTGGACCTTGAGCTTTTTCGCAAAAACGCGACCAGCGCTCTCACTCAGAACGACCCATATCTGTCTGTTCCTTCGGACTATCTTGCGTCTTTTTCTCTGTCCATCACAAATAGCAGTTCAAAAGAATTCCTATCGCAGAAAGATGTAAACTTCTTGCAAGAGTATCATCCGAATGCCTCATCCACCGGCACTCCGAAATATTACGCTTTTTTCGATGTGAGCAACTTTATCGTAGCTCCAACTCCTGACAGCAATTACACCTGTGAGCTTCATTATTACTACCGTCCGGCGTCTTTGACTGCGGGGGCGGACGGTGGAACCACATGGCTTAGTGACAACGCTCCCAACGCCTTGCTTTACGGTTCGCTGTATGAAGCGTATATTTACATGAAGGGTGAACAGGACATGCTTCAGATGTACGAGAAGCAGTTCACCGAAGCCTTGTCTCGGATCAAAGATCTGGCAGAAGCTAGGGAAAACAGTGATGCGTATCGCAGAGGTCTGCCGGATCGGCCTCGGACATAC